ATAGCCTTGGGTGGCATCCAGTCGTTGCGGAGCAAGGCGCGAGAACTGGGGCATATCGACCTGGTGTTCATTAACGAGTGCCACTTGGTCAACCACAAAGAGGAAGGCGGTTATCGAAAACTGTTGGCCGAGCTGAAAGCCATCAACCGGAGCCTGCGAGTCATTGGCCTGACTGCGACGCCGTACCGTTTGGGGCATGGCCTGATAACCGACAAGCCTGCCATGTTCGATGACCTGCTGACGCCTGTGAGCATTGAGGAGTTGATCTTCAAAGGCTACCTGTCAACGCTGCGCTCGAAAGTCACCAAAGCCAAGTTGGACACAAGCGGTGTGCACAAGCGCGGGGGTGAGTTTATCGAATTCGAGCTGCAAGCCGCCGTGGACACCGATGACCAAAACCATGCTGTGGTGCGCGAGGTGATGGCCTTGGCCGGGGATCGCAAGGCGTGGCTGTTCTTTTGTGCTGGTGTGCAGCACGCGCAACACGTGGCCGAAGCCCTGCGCCAGCAGGGGGTGGCTGCTGAGTGTGTGACCGGGGAAACCCCGAAGAAGGAACGCGAGCGCATCTTGACCGACTTCAAGGCTGGGCGACTGCGCGCGCTGACAAACGCCAACGTGCTGACCACTGGGTTTGATTACCCCGATATTGACCTGATCGCAATGATGCGCCCAACGATGAGCGCGAGCCTTTACGTTCAGATGGCAGGTCGTGGGTTGCGACCCAAAAGCCATACTGATCACTGCCTGGTGCTGGACTTTGCTGGTGTGGTGGAGACGCACGGGCCGATTACTGCGGTGCAGCCACCCAAGAAGGGCGGCGATGGCAACGGCGAGGCACCTGTAAAGGTGTGCGATGCGTGCGGGGAATTGGTGCATATCTCAGCGATGACTTGCCCTGCCTGTGGTGCGGCATTTCCCGAGCCGGTCAAGAAGGCGATGGTGCTGCGAAATGACGACATCATGGGGCTGGAAGGCAAGGAGCTTGAAGTGACTGCCTGGGCGTGGCGTGAGCACACGAGCAAGGCATCGGGCAAGCCGCTATTGGCTGTGACCTATTACGGGGGGTTGAGTGATGCGCCGATCACTGAGTACCTGCCCATCTTGCATGAGGGGTACGCTGGGCAAAGGGCAACGAGCCTGCTGTTGAGTATTGCAAACAGCGCAGGCATTGCGCCGGGTGGCTTGAATGTGCAGACCATGATCGAGATGGTGCAAAACATGAACAATGCCACGCCGCCGAAGTTGATCGAGTATCGCAAGGACGGGAAATTTTTTAGAGTGATGAAAAGGAGTTGGGAATGATTGATGAACTGGTGAAAGCGCAGAAGCTGCGCGAGTGTGATCTGTGCAAAGTGGCCAAGGAGCCGAGGGGCGGGGTTGAGGTGCGTGCGAAGTGGCACTGCGCCCGGTGCTGGGTGAAGGCAATGCAAAGGGGGTTGAAATGAGCAGGCCACCCGAACCCGAGTTCCTGGTTCAGTGGCGCGAGTGGGACCGTGCTGGACCGCCGCGCTGCTGCCACACCTGCGAGCACTACGGAGTTGATGGCCTGTGTGTGGAGTTTTTTATGAAGCCGCCAGCAGAGTTTGCCGAGGCCGTGGGCGAGTGCCCGAAGTGGATGCAGGAGGTTCCGTTTTGACCGCCGAGCGCATACCCACCGAACATGAGGAGCAGCGCGAGGTGGTGCGCTGGTTTCGCCAGACTTGGCCAGGCGTGCGCATCTTTGCCATTCCCAATGGTGGCTCTCGCAGTCCGGCCACCGCTGGCCGCTTGAAGGCCGAAGGCGTGAGCAGTGGCGTGCCTGATCTGTTCATTCCTGCTTGGGGGATTTGGGTGGAGATGAAGCGCAGCAAGGGTGGCAGCGTCAGTGCAGAGCAGAAAGACTGGATCAAGTATCTGGAAGAAGTGGGGTATTGTGTTAAAGTGTGCAAAGGTGCTGAGGCTGCAAAGGAGCAGATTCAGGCCTTTTTAACCATCACAAATTTGGAGTGAAAAATGAGCACACGCATTTACGTTGTCACGGACATTGAGAGCAACAGACACCGGCTGGTCAGAGCCGCTAACCAAGCGCAGGCGATGCGGCATGTGGCCAAGGCTTGCTTTGATGTCGAGGTGGCATCGCAAGATGACCTGGTGAGCCTGCTGACTGCTGGGCACGCTATCGAGTTGGCCGGGGCTGGCGCGACGATGGACATTTTCGAGAAAGTGATGCAAGTAGGAGGAACTGACTGATGCCGACCGACAAGATCAAAGACCGCTACATGACGTTGCGGCTGCCTACCGATGTTGAGCGTGAGTTGCGCAAGATGGCCGAGGAGAACACCCGCACATTGGCCGCGCAAATCTTGCACTTGGTCAAGCTGGGCATTGCGAAAAAGGGCAAGGCATGAAGAACTACGAACGCACCGAGGCCTGGTTGAAGGCCTGTGGCAAAAAGCCGGACACCGAGAATCTGTCTGTGCAGATCGGCTGCCACCTTGAGGAGTTCTGCGAGTTCTTGGGGGCGCTGCGCAGCGACTCTGAGGGTTACGGCAAGTTGCTGGAGCGCACGCGCACCGATCTGGAGTGGTACGCTGGGAAGCTGAAACGCCGTGAGCAGTTAGCCTACATCCCGACGCACCTGCGGATTGATGCCCTGGACGCGCTGTGCGATACCGAGGTCACGGGCAATGGCGTTGCCTACCTTGCCGGGATGGACAAGCCTGGGGCTGATTGTGCTGTGCTGGACTCGAACGACGCCAAGCTGGTCGATGGCAAGCCGGTGATCTTGGAAGGTGGAAAGATCGGCAAGCCGGAAGGCTGGAAAGCGCCAGACATTCTGGGGTTTGTGTGAGGAAGGCCGGGAAGCGCCGCCCGGCCCAAAGGCCAAAGCACTACACCATCATGGACGAGATGATGGCCAGCCCGACCGAGCCTTTGCCTGTGGCTTGGAAAACGTACCAGCTCACCAGGATGTACGAGGGGCTGGCCGCTATGGAAAAAGCGCCAAGCCCCACGACGGACGACTGGCGAGTGGTGTCGGATGCGGTTAACCTGATGGAGACCCTGATCGAGACCATGCAAGTGTGCGAGGACAGTTCTGGCCTGTTGATGGACGCGATCACCGCGCTGGCAATGGCAGGTAGGCGCAACCTGGCCGGAGGCGCAATCCGGCTGGACGGTGCAGGCATCCAAGCGGTTCGTGCAATTCTTGAGGACTACGCAACCCTGCTGGACGTGCTGCCTGCACGCACCATGATTCGATGCCACCGCCTGACCGAGCAACGCCTGCATGACCTGCTGGACGGCAAGCGCAAGCCGCATGATGTGGAGATCACTGCGATCTAAGGGTTTGTACTAATAATAATTGTGTGAGATTGTGGGAAATGGTGTTATGATTCAGTCATCGACAACACAACGGAGTAACCGACATGAACACAAACACAAAAACCGAACTGGCCCACCGTCAAATTGCTGCAAAGCACTTGAAGGGCATTCCAGCCCGTCAAAACTTGGCGGCCATCGACTTGCTTAAAACCAGAATTTATTTGGAGGAATTGCAAAGCCGCGCAACACCAGAAGAATGGGCTGCATGGGATATGGCCGAATAATTTTTTAACCGGGGCCACTGGCTCCACCTTTTAGGAGAACGACATGAAGAACTACACAACACCTCGTAACTTTGCAGACTGCACCTGGGTGCAGGGATATGGCCGCCAAGAGCCGCTTTGGGAGCGCGTGGCTGGTTATGCCTTGGCTTTTGCAATTGGTGTCGGCATGGCCGCATTGCTGGTCGCGTGGTGGTCGTCATGAGCTGCATAAACACGATGATGAGTTGCTGGCCGGTGTTGAGCAGGCAAGACGCTCAGCGGGTGCTGAAGATTCAGGGACTAGCAGCATGACAGAACAAGAAATAGAACAAGCCCGCGCTGATGTTGACCAGCTTGACATCGAGCAATTGCGCTGCGGCGTGATGCTGCAACTGCTGCACATCGAGGCGGTCAAAAAAGAGCGTGATGCACTGATGCAGGCGGCAAAGATTGCGTTAGAGGTGATGGATTGGATGCCAACATCAAAAGGCGTAGATGTCTTGTGGCATAGGCAGCAAGCGGCAATCGAAGCACTCAAGAAAGCGGGTGTGCAATGAAACCACGTATCAGAAAAGAAATGTCGGTAATTTACCGTTGCCAAATGTGGTTTTGCCGTGGGGCGGGTTGCCTTGGTGTAGCCCGCGACCCCGCTCTAGCTTACTGGGACTGGAAGTGGCGCGTCAACGAGAAAGCGGGGATGCAATGAGAGTATTTATCCCGCAATCTTCAGACCTTGGGGCCATAAACGGGGTGCACCCAAAGATCGAGTCTGTGTACGCTGGAGTCTGTGTGGAGTTCAGAGGGCACGCTAAATCAAAAGCGTGCGGCGTAACGATTGAAATGACTGCGCACCAAGCGCTCAGTCTCGCTGTTGATTTGATTCATAAAGCAAACAAGCACGGCGCTGACTTGCAAAAGCATTCAGCCGCATCTTTAAAACGCTTGTCAAAAAAGTATGCAAAGGAGTCGAAATGAGCCTGCCACCCCTACCGCCCCCAGACACGCACTGCTTCAACGATGACACCAGCATAAACTGCTGGAGCCATTCGCTAGAACAGATGCAAGCCTACGGCCAAGCCTGCCGAGAGGCTGCGCTTTTGGACGCGATGAACGCAACCCTACCCTTTGGCAAAACCGGAGCCGTTATTGCGGCTGCAATCAGAAGTTTGAAATGACAGACACAAGCCGAGAGGCGTTTGAGAAATGGGCAGTTGACATTCTTGGTGATAACCCTAACTGGTGCGAATCTGGTGACTGTGAGCTTGCATGGCAATCGTGGCAAGCATCCCGTGAATCAGAGAAAGCGCAGCCTGTGGCTACAGTGCAATGCGTGCGCGGTGTGACGATTGGCTATCTTGATGTGATGCAGCCTGTGGGCACAAAGCTATACACCCACCCAGCGCAGCAAGTAGCAGTGCCGATGACGGAGGCTCAAATATTCGCTTGCGACCCAGTCCCGCACGAAATGTTTGACCAGCAGCGCATTGATTTTGCCCGCGCAGTCGAAGCCCACCACAAAATAGGATCAAAGCCCGATGTCCGAATTCCGACATCGGAAACAAAGGTACGCCCGCAAAACTGTGGCACTGGGCATTGCTCGTGTATTGAGTGCCCGTATCCAAAAGCAGACTGGAGTGCAGCGTGAGCATCACCTGCCCAGTGTGTAGCGCGTGGACCTTGGTCAAAGAAACCCGGACACGCAAAACAGACGGCGTGGTGACACGCAGATACGAATGTGCGAACTTGCACCGATTTTCAACCGGGGAAAGAATTCGATATGACGAAGTATTACAACGACAATTGCAACCAAGGTCCGAACTGCCCAGTGCGCGTGGCGAAAATTGGGCAGCGTATGAAAACCGCTGACCCCCTGCCGCCAAGCATTTGGCGTGACCAATTGAGGCGGCTGGCGTACTGGATGATGATGGCCGTGATTGGCCTGACCGTGTGGCCTGTGTTGGCTTATTTGCTCTTGCGGGCGTAGAACAGGGTGCGGTCACCGAACAGGTAGAACCCAACGGCACCGGCAAAATTGTCCACGGACTCGCTGTCGATGCTGTTGACCTTGAGGTAAGCCCAAGTGCCTAGAACAATGACCCCGACAGCGGGGCGCATCAAGCGCACAGCAGCTTCAACCCACGGATATGATGGGTTGGTACCCCCAGCATCGTTCATCGCTTTGAACATGTTTAGATCGAGGTCGCGCATCTTGACGTACTCGTCCACATTGACGGGCTTGTAACTGTCGGTCTGGATGAACCGGCCAATCAGTGATTTGCCTAAGTCAACGGCCAGAGGACCAAGGGCTGCGAGGATGGTCAACGGGTCCATTATGGGTATTCCTTGTGAGGCAGTTGGAAGTGCAGGCCGTCTTTGAATGTGCGCCACCCGCCACCCCATTCGATTGGCACACAGACTTGCTTGGACGCTTCTTGCATGGCAGCGTTGATCTTGGCGTACAGCGGCCATGACCAGTCGACTTGACCATCAACCCATGCACCCAGATCGACAGCTTTAGCAAGTCCATCGGTGCCGGGAATGTGGCGCGAGTTCATTGTTTGACTGGCCCCTGACTCGACCAGCTTTTTTTGACGGATTAGATTGCGGACACCTTCGAGTACGGTGAAGTCCACGGTGGTCAGTTGAATGGCCTTTTCGACCACTTTGACCAGATCGGGATGAACACCATTGAGTCGCGCTTTAGATCGGACACCAAGGCTGTACATCTCATTGACCTTTTATCCAACTAAGGGAAAACCCTATGGCGCTGGAGATGAGTGAGACAAAAGCCATCCCAGCCCAGAAGCCACCGCGCCCTTGGTTAGCAAGTGCCACCAACTTCTCGACGTTGGCCTCCATCTTGTCCATTTTTGTGCTCATTTCATCGAAGCGGCGCTCATAGCTCTGAACGCGCTCCCACAAAACGCCATACTTCATTGGGTCAATCTCGGCCATGTCTACTGCTTCCATGATTTGAATCATTTAATTTTAATCATTTCGTTTCTGTTTGCAACAGATTAAATGCCTTGACCTGGCGTGACGTAAAGCAAGGTTGTTGCTGATGTTAAGGCTGAAATTTTTGCATTGGTCATATTAGTCAGTCAGCAAGTGCGCCGGGATGGGTGAAGCAAAGTGGATCAGCTTGTTGCCGTTCATGTATCCGATGGCGAAGCCGTTGGAGTAGATGTAGTTTTTCATTTGGTTAAGCTCCAGAGCAACGAACCATAAAGTTCACAGGCATGTTGGCCGAGGGGGCCGCTGCCGTGTTTATCGTGAACTGTGAGGTGGTGATGTTACTGACGTACAGGTCAGTTGAACCTGCGTTCCCTCCGTCACGAGTTAGCATGATTTCCTGGCTGCGAGGGAGAACGCTAAGACCATGGCTGACTACAATACTTGTCGTACCACTTAAAATTGTTCCTTGACCCGTATTGCTGGTGCGGTATCCGATGTTGCCGTGAACGGTTTTATTAGCGGTCGCCGTTGAGTTATCACTAATTGGCCCTGTTGCATTTCCCAATACGTTGTTGTCACGCAGCACAAATTCGTCACAACCAGCCCCAAGAAATATTCCGTAACCTTGCGTTCCGGTATACAAACCGTTGGACGCCTTGCATCCAATTACCTGGAATTGCTTTGTGTTATCGGTAAATTGCAAGCCGTGTACATTGCCCGCGCCAGATGTAACCGAGTTGCTTTCAAAAGAGCAAGCGGTAAAAACAATGTCTGTTGCCGACGCGTTGACCAGTGCGCCCTGAGATCCACAATTGAAAAAGCGGGTGTTCGTAAAACGAATTGACTTGGCTTGAGTAATAAGTGCTCCAGCGTTGCCCGCCCCACTTCTCCCACCAGAAAACCAACACCCAACAAACTCCGTTTCAACACATTTATTGATTAGCGTCGAATTCACGGCACTGTCAAAAAACACGTTAGTAAAATTATTATACGCAGGGCGTGTGTCACGTCCGTCCACTGACGCATCCATAGTCATTGAGTATTGGCCCAATAAAATATCGCCGTCAGAGCAGATAAATGCTTCTGCTTTGTCAGCTAGTCGGATTCCTCCCAAGGTCCCGCGAGTCTCGTTTCCTGCGTTCATAATAAAATTTGAAACGAATGTATCGTTTGTGCTTTGCATGAGAATGCCGATAGCTTCGTAATCAAAAATCTCAAAGTCGGTTACTTTTCCTGCGACAGCGTTTGTCCCAATAAATGCAAAACCTGTGTGGCAACTGCGGATAATAATGTCCGAAAATGAAGCAAAACCAGCCGTTACGTGCGCTACTGTTGCTCCACTGGCAGGCGTTCCGTTATATATAAATCCAATACGGTGAGCGCCACAAAAGATATTAGAAATATTGAGAATCTTCGCGTTTAGTGTTACTTGACGAATGATCGTTCCGTAACGCGAGGCACCCATTAGCACCGTGCCTTCGTTAGCCAGCGCCAGTTCTGCGGTGATGTTGTAGGTTCCAGGGGGGAAATACACAGCTTTACCGGCGTTAATCGCCGCCTGAATAGCAGCCGTATCATCCGCTACACCATCACCAATGGCACCGAAATCTTTCACGCTGACGTTATCGCGCATCTTTTCTTGGGCAGAGCGTGCGACAGCTCCGGCCCCCGATGGCTGAAATCCGATCCAGTTTGACCCATCGTTGTCGGCAAGGTCTTGAACAAAGCCGACCTGACCTTTGAAGCCAGTAAAACCGACGCCAGCCGCATTTGGACTGATGCCTGTGCCGTCTGGGAAGTTGTAGACCATCGAGCCTTTGCTGTCCTGCACCAAGATGCTAAAGCTCACGCCATCAACATAGACCTGAGCCGGTGATCCTGCGCGTGAGATGTAGCCATTGATGGTGCGCAGTGGCTGTGGTGCTGGGATGGTGAGGGCTGCGTCGTAGTAAGCCACGACAGGGTTTGTCTGTGGGTTCAGGTTGGCTACGCCAATCCAGACGTAACCGTTTTCCAAGGGTTGGCCATCGCGGTCTTGAAAGACCGGGAAAGGGGCTTGAATCGAGAGTGCGGACATTTACTGGTTCTCCTGGATGGTGGATTGTCGCTCAAGGCTGCACGGGTGGCAATGCGTTGAGGGCTTCATTGATTGGCCTTGCGTTTGAGGATCTCTTCCATCGCTTTGATGGCGTTTTCCTTGTTGACGCCTCGCAGGTTTTGCGCTTTCTCAGCCACCAGCTCCATGGCCCGTTGAGCAGCATTGCCCCTGGCGATTTCCACTCCAGTTTCCAAAGCCTGGGACATTTGGCCCTTGAGGGATGTGTCGGCAGCAGCGCCGAACATGCGGTCCAGCTCGTTGACAAAAATCAACTGGTTCACGATGTCGTCGTCCAGCTTCATGCCGTACTTGCTGGCCACTTGGTTGGCCTGGTCGAGCGAGTCGATCAGGTTGGCGCGTGTGCCGTAGTTGCTGGTCAGCTTGCGCATGGCCGTGCCAAGGGCTTTGTTTGCGTTTGGCGAATCAAAGTCAATTTGCGTGCCTGCTGCTTTTTGCAAGTCATCCAGCGCCGTGATGGTGTCGGCATACTTTTCGTTGGCTGCTTTGTAGACCGGAAACTTTTCGCCAAGCGATTGGTTCAGGTTTCGACGCAGACTTTTCAAGGCGCGTTCGGCTTGGGCGGTCAGCGGGTTGGCCAAGTTCTTTTTGCCGTAGTTGACTTGGGTGTCAATGAACCGCTTGGCCGTGTGAACGCCGTAGGCATCCGGTGCGTTGGCAGTGCTGAGACGCTCCAAAACAGTGTTCAGAATGCGTTGCGCTGCTTTGTCTCCCTGGATGTCTGAGCCTTGCAAAATGGCCTTGGCAACGCCGTTTTGATCCAACTCTACCTTGACGCCCATTGCGCCCAGATCGTTCAAAAATGAATTGATGGCTGGGTCGTAATCAACAGCTTGGCCGCGCAATCTGGTTTGTGCAATGCGGTCAATGGCTTTGCCTGCCTGCTGGTTGGCGTTGGCCAAGAAGTCCACGCGGGACTGCACGGTGTCGCCCAAGATGTCGGCAGGCCGGTTCATGGCCCTGAATTTGTCGCTCTTTTCGCCCATCTTGAAGACGTTGAGCATCTTGGTCATGGCGCTGCGGTCTTTGTCTGTGGCCGCCTTGATGCTGGCAATCGTGCCGTCTTTCCAGCCTTGCTTGATGGCCGATGCCGCCTCGTTATCTGGCACAACCTGCGTGCCTGAAAGACGCACGTTCACCAGATCAACAGAATCAGGGGTTTTGGCCAATTGACTTTTGATGATGCGCTGATTCTCTGGAGATATCTTTTCGCCCACTGTGGCCTTAATGCTTTGCACCGACTCTTTGAAGGTCGGCTCGATCTGCTCGCGTATGCCTGCGCCAGCTGGTGCGACTGCTCTGGCTGTTGCCTGAGTTGCAGCTTTGGCGAGCTGAGGCACGGCAGGCAGTAAGCCGCCTGCAAGTGTTGCTGCAATTTTACCGACTGGGCCTGCGC